CACCATCACGCTGAGCGGAGTTGCGTTCCTGGAAGTCGCCAAGAGAAAGCAAGAAGAGGGTGGTGACGTTGTAGGCGAGCGCGAATACACATACGTGTCCTACGGGACAGCCGCGGGAAACATCCTTAGATTCTCATCGGGCGACGACGGTACGACGAACATTGGCGGGTGGTTTGTGAATGCGACGCTGTTTGATGTGGCGGGTGGCGCTTGGACGCAAGTTGGTGATCAGAAATTCGGCCCGGTACCGCTACCGACTCGTATCGAGCGGTACACGGTTCTCCGTGGCCCGCAAGTTCCCGGCGGGGTTACTGTCCCATGTTGCCCAGTCAACCGAACGGGATACTGCACGGATGGTCGTGGCGTCATATGGGAGCGTGATGGTGGTCTCGTCGTTACCAACATCGTAGGTGAAGGTGAGGTCGTCACTGTCAACACGCCTGTCTAGGTGTGTACGGAACAAGGAGTCAGGGTCATTCGACCCCGGCTCGATTACAACCCTATCTATATAGACACCATCACTGTGCTGGATCAACAGGAACATAACCGTATCGAGGAACGTCACATTGAGGATCGTCCCATCGAAGTCCCACTTGCCCCATGCGGACTGTAATTTATCATCACCTGCCCACAGGTATTTGTAGACGTACAGCCTTCCGGGGTTGTCTGCGTCGTCCGTAAGTACGGCCAACATGTCTGCGTTAGACGTACCCGCGATTGTTTGAATGTTGCCTGTGACGTACAGCGGAACGTGTGCTGTGATGTCGGCGGCGTCCTTAGTCTTGTTGTCAGGGTCAGCGAAGTATTCACGAACAGAACTGAAACTACCGCCAAGCTCACTGAAATAGACATCCCTACCTACCGCCACCGGAGGCACTGTACGGGAACTCACGAAGGACGTGGAGGCATTCACTGAGACTGTCTTAGGTGTTAAGATGTCTCCACCGGACAGTATGTACTGGGCCTGATCTGAGAACAGAACAAGCTGCTCTTGAAAAGGCACACCATAGTACATGTCGGCCACACGGGTGTCCGCAGTGGCAACGTCGATGGGATCAGAGTCCAGCTGAGTTAGGACGGTGGTACGGAAGAAGTTGTTAAACTGCCCCGACTCACTCATCACCACATTCTGCTGTGTAAGGAAACCGAGACGGTTCTTAAAGAAGAACACGTCATTTATCGTCTTCCCAATAAACGATGGGTCAGGATTGCTGTCTTCTGTGCCAACCAATCGATGGTCGTAAGTAACTTCCCTGAACTCGAAGTCTGACACACCTAGCGTCTCACCAATCCGTACAAGTTCGTGGGGCATGGTTGTCCTATCTACCTGATATTGGATACCAGGCTCGGTCGTCTCCACCCATGAACCGGAGTCGATGGTGGCAATACCGTTGAGTGTCTCAAACTCCACCCAGTAGTCATCGAAGGCTGACTCAGGTGAGCCTGCGATCTTGACCTTAAATCCGTTGGGTGCCTTGTCAGGTAGATCGGTGAAATGCTGGACGAGACCTCTAGCGAGGCTCATTGCTGAATCACCCCAACCGTCCTCAACACGAATCTGGAAGTCTTCGGTGGAGATGGTACGTTCAATACGCATGACAGAACCCTTACGGATAATGCCCCAGTCACCCGACTGATCGGTCACCGCTGGTCCCGGTGGGTCTTGATCCCCGAAGATGAAGTTTAGTCCGGTGGCAGCATCGTTGAGAAGCTTGTTGGCAATGTTTGTGGTTGAGAATGATGCCGGTCCAGTTCCGGTGGAGAAGCTCGATGTACGCTCTGCCGAACCTGAGTCGTTACCTTCAGTTACCTTGGTATGAATCTTGTATGCCGTACTAGCGACACCCGTCTTCACCCACACCAGTGCCTGTTTGCCGGGATCAGCAGTAAGTGGCGTGACCTTCATCGCCGGGACAATGTCTCTGTTGACGATGTATGTGAAGTCCTGCACGGTCACTGCACGGAACCCGCCACGTGGTGCGACGTTGTTTAGGTAGCCTTTACCATTAGGGAACGTGACGTTCTGTTCGACACCTGTGATCAGGTCGTACACCTTCAGATCGTCATCGGTTGCGATAACCATGTATCGCTCAGCACCGTCCCCCCGGTCGATGACGTGGGTGTAGGCTTCCGCTAAGGTGCCTGATTGAATCTTTGCTAGGTGGTCAGAGTGTGGACGCTTCATCAGCCCCTCAACAGGGCTTGGGAGAAAGTTGATAGATTCCTCACACTGACTTGTCTTTCGGATCGGTGCCGCTTGCTGTGATACGCCCCCAATAAGGTTGCTGAGGGAACCATGAAGAAGAGGCACTAAGGAAACCGCCTTGGTGGACGCAGGCTGGTCTCATTGAGACCTAGCATGTTCAGGTTGCCTGAGTTGATCTGTGCCTTCACAATCAAAGCTCGTGCGTCTAGCTCGTCTTGGACTGTGAATGCACGCAGGTCACCAGCACCTACCGCTCGTTGACTGAAGACTCGAGCCGCACGGATCATGATGTACCGGCGAGCTTCTTCAGTGAGGTCGCCCCACTGTCGAAAGTAGACCACTTCATCGGCAGTGCGGGTGGATGTGTAAATGAACGTCTTTTCTGTCTTGTTGTAGAGCTTTGCTCCTACCTTGATGTCGTCTGTCGGATGCTGCGGGAAGTCAACACGCAGGACGTTGCCGGTGATGGGGATTTCTCCACCCCCATCCAGCGGGAACTCAACACGTTCTACGGTGTTGAAGTCCCACCCTTCGAGTTGAACAGTCCTACTGATCTCTAGCAATGCCCCTTGAGCCATCGCTGCGTCAGCAGGCAGTGATCCGGTGAGGTCTGCTACAGCTGCCTCTCCAATGGTGGAGAGCATCGTGTTCACCGCTTCGAGTTGCGTAGTATTTGGACTGTCGTCAGCCATTCAGATTCTCCTGGACGAAAAAAGGGAGCCCTACGGTGAAGTAGGGCTCCCTGTTGGAATCAGTCAATCGTTGGCTTACGGAGCCTTCGTCAGCTCGATGCAACACTCGGGACGGAGAACACCGTGCCCTGTGAGCATTCGAGCCAGCGTCAACGTACCGCCACGCGAGATGTCTTCCTGAGCCTTCAACTGCACATCCCACAAGGAGACGGTGCCGAGGGCTTCACGCTGAAAGATAACGCCAACGGTGTTGGTCGCGGTCAGCGTGTAGTCGTTGATCTCACCATCGACTGCTGCGAAGGTCGAAGCAGTCGGTCCACCAGCACCAATCTGACCAGCACCGCTTGTAGCGAGACCGGGCACGTTGTTGCTCATGTGGATGTTGATGCCAGCGATGACAGGAACTTCCGCCTTGCTGAAGTTACCCGCACCACCCCAATCCTTGTTCATCAGGGTAGTGTCCTGAGCAAGGATGTAGTACTGCATGGGCGACATAACGCTGTGGCGTTCAGCCATTGGCACGTTCTTCTCTGCGAAGGTCTGTGCGGCAGTAAAGTGAGCGGAGCGGAGGGTTGCTAGGTCGGTGACCATGTTGGCCCCGCCATTGATCTGCGAACCGCCAGGCTCGCCAGTGATGACGTTGGACTGCGAAGCACCTTTGACTGCGAGACGAAGCAGTGTCTGGTCATAAGTCTGAGCCAGAGCATCGCCAAGCTGCGTAGCGTGTTCGTTACGAGTCTCGAAGTGCGAGATGGTGGTATCCCAGTCGCCGATGAACGTATCGGAAACCAGCGGGTAATCCGCGAATATTTCAATTTCGTTGTACGGGAGCTTCTGGTTACCAGTCAGTTGTACACCGGGCTTGTGCCGGATGGCACCAACGCGGCCAGAGACCATGAACTGTGCGGACTTGCCGCTCTTAATGTTCCGTACCCGGTGAAGAGCCCGCATGGCGGTAGCGACACGGAAGGCAGCCAGCGTTTCACCGCTGAACAGCTTAAGATAATTCGCCGTAGCCTGAGCGGCTGTAGGGGCATCGCCACCTACAAGGTTCGCCTCACCTGGACGGGAGGGAGTATAATCAGCCATTACTTAAAATGATCCTGAGACATTGTGAATGTGGATGTGAAGACCCCGGAAAGGGTCACAGTGTCTCTCGTCTTTGTTCTTTGATTGTTCCCCGCAGGGAGTCGCTGAGAGATGAGAGGTAATAGCGGCGTCAGGAGTCGAACCTGAAGGTCAGGGGCATGATCCCTGCGTGGGTTACCGGCCCCCACCGCTAAAGCACACCACACCCGGTGAGGTGCAGTGAGCATGAGGTAAAATTACTTACCTGATTTCCGCCACCTTGCATCGGCAGCATCAGCACGGGCGAAGACATCCTTCGTGGCAGCCTTAAGCTGCTCGTCGGTTATGTCTTGGTTCGCTCGGTGTGCCCGCTCGATTGCAGCGGAAAGCTCAGATATGGCACGGATGGCGATGAGGATGTTGGTTACTGGTTCACTCATCATGCCGCTCCGCTTGCTGCTGTGCCTCGATGAGCTTACTCAAGGCATCATTGAACTGTTGACGACTATCCCATACGAGGGGGTCGTTTCTATCTACCGCTTCACGCCATGCGTTCAAAGCTACTCTGGCTCGAACTCGGATCGGATCAATCTGATCTTTGTCCTTGTCGCTGATGACTCCATATTCATGGTAGTCCGCAAGGGTGCTCACCGTAATGGTGTAGAAGTCGGCAGAGGTGTTCAGTGCTGCCCGTTCAGAAGTAGTCGCACACGCAAACAGCGTGATACAGGCAACGATGACGAACAGCCATTCACCTTGCTTCCTCATTCCTTAGCCCTCTTTGTGAATATACCCGCGGACCACTCGATAGCCTTATAGACCTTAGCGAGCAGTTCGTTGTCCTTCGGGGTAGGGGTGAGGTTGACAATGACCGATGCCAGTACGTTCAACGCACCGGCGATAGCCAGAAAGTCAGTTGTATCCATTAGAGTTTTGACCTCATGAGTTTCTTAGCGACCCGTGCCTGCTCGGCGGGGTCACGTTTGTACAGGTCAGTCATCTGATCTGCGACAAGCTGCTCGTTTGATTCGTAGACATCACCAGAGGCGGCTGATGGGTCACCAGCGACGTGATCGCCTACGGTGCCTACAGCTTCTTGGTACTTGGCGTAGATGCCTTCGAGGACCATTTTGGTGAGCTTCACGTTACCACTGGCGGCTGCCGCATCGTAGATAGCAGCTTCGTCGTCAGGTAGGTTGCCAGGAATCCACTCAGCGATCTTCTTAAAGGTCTCTTCACCACCCACCACAGAATAGATGTCCAGACGTGACTGCGTGCCGAGAGCCTTCTGGCCCTCGATAAACTTATCAACGTCAGTCCGCTTCACACCTTTAGCCTCTAGGGCCGTGTAGGTGTTCTCGGAGAGCTTGTCGTTTTGCAGATACTCAGCGGACAGTTCGTCCATGTTCAAACCGGCATCAGTGACTACCTTGGTGGCAGAAGCAACGTCGGCGGGGGGACCACTGTCGGGAGTCTGGTCTGTGTTTGTTTTAGGGTCAGACTGGTTCTCGCCCTTCGCCTGTTGTAGGCGGGTTAGCTCCGCTTGTGTTTCCTTGTTGGAAGCCACATAGTCATCGACAGTTTTGAAGTTCTCCGGCAGCCAGTCGGGACGATTGTCCTGCTCCTGCTGCTCGATCTTCGGGTCGGTCACTGGGACCGAATCATCACCAGCGTTGCCGGTGTGTACTGTTGCCACTGGTGGAGGCATTAGTGGGTCTTTCGCGTTAGACCATTGAGCTTATCAACCTTGGTGACCTTGCTCGCGGGGCGTTCACGTTGCACCTGACGGGCACCTTCGGTAGGGGTATCGTTACCTTTGGTGACCTTATCAATGCCATTCAATTCAGCATCAGAACCTGCCCCGCCATTGGTAGCACCAAAGTTACCCGTAGCAGATGGTTGAGGTTCAGTCTGCTGTTGGGAGGCTGGTTCTGAGGCAGCCTGCTCGCCTTGACTCTTATTTTTATTCGACATGTTTATCCTTCAGTTTGGGGAGGTGATTGGGCGGCTTGCCCTAGCTGTGTGACTGCCTGTGGGCCAACTCGTTCAAGAAGAGCCTGTTGCCTTGCGGCATCTAAGTCTGCTTGTAACTCTTCGCGGGTCTTAATCAGCCCATCAGGGTCAATGTTGAGAGCGTTCGTCCGTCTCCTGATAGCTTCATCAACGTGAATGTATCTATCAAGAGCAGCGGGGCCGAAGTCTCGTCCTACCGACTGGGTTAAAGTATCCATCCGGTTGAGTTCGTTGTTTCGTCCGAGGGCTTCAAGGCCCGCAACAATGGTTGGCTTGACGAAGTCATCAGGCAATCGTTTAAGCTTACCCTTACGAATCATGTCTGCCTCTGCTGCGTGTACAATCGGAAGCTGTACTTCATGGCTCTGTAGGCTGTGCCACCCACCGAGGTTTTTATCCTGCTCCTGAATAAGGAACCGAATCTCTTCAGCGGTGACACGTTCTCTACCTTTAGCTGCACCTGTTGTGTTCAGCAGGAAGACAGACTCAATCTGTTCCCTGATCTGCCCCATAAGTTGCAACGGTACGGACATGTCGGCACCCTTGTCGGCCTTGAGGGCCTTTACGTCTTCATCATTACCGGCAACAAACTTACCTGAGTAAGCTTTATTCAATGCCTTAAGATCAGTAGACCCCGCAGGGTCAACCAACCATACTATCTTTGCCAACTGCTTTGCACCTGATGTGATCGCAGCAGACAACTCTTCGTAGCAGAACAGGTATCCGTAGTAGTCCTCGACCATCCCCCGGCCATAGTCTTCACCATCGACTC